ATGCCAAGTTTGAATTGATCAGCCGGGAGGGTGAAAAGGATTTATTAGATTTTCCGGGTGATCCAAATGGCCATCCAAGTGATATTATAAATTGTCGCTGTGCTGTTGCTTTAATAGGAAAGAGAGATGAAAATGGAAATTTAATCCCAACTTTCTAATTGTTAATAAAAAAATTAGTAATTTTACGCAAACAAAGTTTCTATGAAAGGAGTTTTAGAATACAAAAGTACAAAGGGTCCAATTAAGGACTTAGATATGAAAAAGAGGATCGTTACAGGCTATTTGTCAGCTTTTGGTAATAAGGATAAGACCGATGATATAATGGTACAAGGAGACTTTACAAAGACTTTACACGAAAGGAAAGAACAGATCTACTTTTTGAATCAGCACCAATGGGCTCAACCTCATGGTAAATTTAATGTATTGAATGAGGACCAGAAAGGTCTTTATTTTGAATCGACACCTTTAGTTGATACAACTTATAGCTCAGATCTTTTAAAATTATACGAGGCCGGAATTATAAACGAGCACTCAATTGGTTATACAACCATTAAATCATCAAAAGATTATAAAGGAATAAGATCACTTAAAGAGGTTAAACTCTATGAGGGGTCAAATGTGACAATTGGAGCAAATTCAGAAACTCCAATATTGGGATTGAAAGGAATGAAAGAGGCAAATGATAGGATCAAAATATTAATGAAAGCGATCAGAAATGGTACTTTTACCAATGACACATTTACATTATTGGAAATTGCACTGAAACAAATTCAGGCAGAGGCCATTGAAATTGAAAGAAAAACACTCAAGGAACCGGGAAATCCCATTCCTAATAAAGAGCCGATTTTAATTATAAAAAGTTTTATTAATAGTCTAAATTAAAAAAAAGATGGACAAAGAGTTAAAAGATGCTTTAGCAGAAATGCAAAAAGGATTAGAAAATAAATCGGCTGAGCAAATTGCTGATGAGGTGAAAACCCTTGAGACAAAGTTTGATACTTTTGTTGAAAAGAAAGCCGGAGAAATTGTTGCCGGAGAATTAAAAAAACAAAAAGATGAGTTTGATATTGAATTAAAAAAAATTCAAGATCATGCAGATACTATGGATGTAAAATTACAGGCCAAAGTTATTTCTTTAGGTGAGAGAAAAGATGAGTTGAAAGACTTAATCACTGAGAATTTTAATGAGATCAAAACTGTTGGCAGAGGAAACACTGTGAATATTGAAACTAAAGCTGTTGGAAATATGACTTTAGGAGTAAATCTTACAGGGGATCAGCCAAGAGATTACTCAATGATCGTTGCAATGGTTCCGGGTCAACAATTGAATGTTGCTGATCTTATCATACCAATTACCATTTCAGGTGGTACTTATACTTTTCCAAGAGAAAGTGGAGGAGAGGGCTCTATTTCAACTCAAACTGAGGGATCTGATAAGTCTCAAAAAGATTATGACATCACAATGGTTGATGCCAACACTGACTTTATTGCAGGTTTTGCAGTATATTCAAAAAAGATGGCAAACAACTTGCCTTTCTTAGAGTCTTTCTTGCCACAGGCATTGAGGAGAGATTATTGGATGGCTGAAAATTCAATCTTTAACACTGCTATTGCAGCAGCAGTTACAGCAAGTTCTCAGATAATAACAGGGAAAAACAAAATTGAAATGTTGATTAATGAATTGGCAACCTTAGAGGGAACTAATTTTATGCCAAATGTAATAGTTGTTACTCCGGCTGATTTCTATAACATCCTAGTGACTGAGAAGTCAACAGGAGCAGGGTATGGATTACCGGGAGTAATTACTTTCTCAGGAGGTAATTTAGCAGTGAATGGAATACCTGTTTTAAAAGCTAATTGGTTGGCTGCAAACAAGTATTATGTTGGAGATTTCACAAGAATCAAAAAAGTGATCACTGAGGGTCTTTCAGTTGAGTTTTCAAACTCTGATGAGGACAATTTCAGAAAAAACAATATCACAGCAAGAGTTGAGGCTCAAGTTGGGGTTGCAATTGAGCGTGTTGATGCCATAATTTATGGTGACTTTACAGCAACCTAAAAATTAGGGAGATTGTTATTGTTATAGAGGGAAAGCCGAGCCGTAATTGGTTCGGCTTTATTTATGAAACAAATTAAAACTTATAAAAATGATTGTAGTAAGAAATTTCTATTGTATTAAGACAAAAAAGAATTGGGAAAAAGGTCAAAAGTACACAGGTAAAAGAAATGACCTAAAAGATACTTTAATGGATGAAAAGGACTTTGAAAAAGCTGAGGCCGAAAGACTCAAAAACAACGAGAAAATCGCTAAGGCTGATGCAAAAAGAACAAAATCAATTGGCCAATTTGGAGTTGCCAAACATAAAGCTCTGAAAAAAGGAAAAAAATAAACAATGGCATATTTGGATGTAATTTCCTTGGCAGATGCAAAATTGCATTTAAGGATTGATGATACATTGACCGATGATGATGCAGCGATCACTCGAATGATCAGTACAGCTTTATTATTTGTTGAAAATTGGACCTCACATTATGTTTATTCTCGGGATAAAGATTATGTTATGGTTGATGGATTTGTCCGGGTTTACGACACTCCAATAACAGCCATAAAAACTCCGACTGAGACTGATATGGATAATGAGCAAAAGACTCTTTATAAAAACTTTAGTTATGGAATTGAAACCACAACTTTGAGTTTAACTATTGGTTATGCAGACCCGGTAAATATCCCACAGGCCATTATTGATGTTGCTTTAGAGATCATTGATATTATGTATTATGGAAATGAGACAGGGAAAACAGTTCAAAAGGATTTAAGCCCGATGAGCGTTATGCAATTAGATCAACTTAAAAGATTTATGTTATGAGTAGTCGAGAATTTAATAAACGTATATCTATTTATTCAATAAAGCCTGTTCCTGATGGATTTGGAGGATCAACAACCTCAGAAACCTTATTAAGTGATTCATGGGCTAAGATTGAATCTATAAGCCCCGGAAAATCTAAAAGTTTAGCCGAATTTGGTATTGATGATCCTCAAAACTCAGTACAAATTACAGTAAGAAAAAGAAAAGATCTAGTTTATGATGCTGAGATCCATTTTTTTAAATATTCAGGACAGGATTATAAAATTGCCTCAGCACCAACAGACACAAATTTTGAGGGCCGATTTATAACATTTATAGGATCGAAAGTTAGTAACAGCGAAATAACAGCAGCACCATGAGAAAGTTTTATTTAATATCATTAGACCCGGATGAGGAGGTCATTATCGTATCATCACCTCAACAAATTTATAGAGGGGGAGGAGCTTATGGATCCCAAGTTTCGACACATCCTGAAACAGCAGCAATAATAACCGTAACAAATCCAACTTGAAATTAACAATTGACATAAAGGGTATTAACACAGTTAAGCACAGCCTTGATCAATATTATGAGGAGGTTGAAAAAAGAATGATCCAATTGACTGATGAAACCTCCCGGGGAATTGAGGCCGATGCAAAAAGATTGGCTCCAGTTGATCATGGAAAGCTTAAACAAAATATTGCATGGCAACAACCGACCAACAGGACTCCCGGAATTATTCAGCATATTATTACAGCTTTTATGCCTTATTCAGCTTATCAAGAGTTTGGAACAGGTGGGCTCGTTGATGTTCCTCCGGGGTGGGAGGAAATTGCAATCAAGTTCAAAGGAAAAGGCAAGAGGCAAATCAATATGAAACCTCAGCCATTTATGTACCCGGCTTTTGCGAAAGCTAAGATCACATTTTACAAGGATGCAAAATTTATAATAAAATATTTAACAGAAAAATTCAGCAAATAATGGCAAGAAAAGAACCAATTTTTACACTTTTAGACACTGTTGGAGATGGCTCCGGGAATGAGGTTGCGAGTATTCGATGGACCTTTTCAAAAGCAGGACAGCCGATTGAGATTCATTTTGATGAGGGAGAATATTTTGAGGTTTATTTGAATGATAATTTTGATAATTTAGTTAAACATAGATTTACTATTCCGGGAAAAATGGTAACAGAAACAGAATAAGATGAATAAGACACTACCAGATAAATGGGTCCGAAAAGCAATCTCAGCAGTTTTAAACAATGTTGAGGTTCAATCTATGCTGATACCTTGTTATGATTTAGAAGTGACAAGAGATGTTAATAAATCAGCCCCGAGACACTACATTTTGATGACAGCTCAATCCAATGAGGTTGATAAAAATAATAAATGCGAATGGTTTTGGGAGGCAAATATTTTAATTGATGTTGTGACAAGATACCCGGGACCGGGAAACCCCGGATCAAGAGTTTTAGCCGATGACATTTTGGATGCTGCAAGAGATGCAACAAAAGATATACAATTGGATATTGCGAGTGGTTTATCAGTTGTTAGAATCACTCAATCTTTTCCTCAAGACATCAACTCAAAATCAGGAGATGAAAATATTTTTAGAAAATTAATGAGGATTGAAATGACAATACAGTAAAATTTACTAACTTTGAAACAAATAATTTTAATTTAAAACATATTTAATTATGAGCACATTCATAAAAGGAGAGGACCTTATATTATACATACATGATGGCTCGATTTATCGACCTATTGCTTGTTTAACCTCAAACAGTTTCGCACAATCAAGATCAATAATTGAAGCTCAGACAAAATGTTCCCCCGGAGTAGTTGAAAAATCAACCGGAGGCATGAGTTATAATTTAAGTGCTGAGGGAAATTATATTGACACAACATCAGCCGGAGGCGAAGTAACAAAAGCCTCACATGATTTCCTTAAAACCTTAATGGATTCCGGAGCAAGTTTTACTTGGAAAATGGACACTGGATTAGCAGATACAACAGCTTATTACGGAACAGCAGTTTTGACCGACTTGGAAATGACAGCAGCAGCCGGAGATGAGTTCACAACTTTTAGCTCAACTTTAGATGGTAGTGGAGCAATCTTATCAGTTGATCCAAACGCTTAATATGAATACAATAAAACTTAGAATAGCCGATAAAGACTTAGAATTTTCTTTTGGCTTGGCATTTATGGGAGCTTTATTAGAAGAAACTGATTTATCTATTGATGAAATTGTTTCTAAAATGAGCCGGAACCCATTTAGAATGATCCCATTAATTATGTTTCAATCTGCAAAATACGCATTGGCTAGAAAAAAACTAGATATAGATTTTGACATTGCCGATATGACTGATTGGATTGATATAAGTGGAGGATTGGCTAATGAAAATGTAGAAAAATTTATGAAAGAATTTACATTAAGCCTAACTAAAGATGTTCCTAAAGATGAGGAGTTAGTAGCCTCAGAAAATGGAGTCTCAAAAAAAAAATAGATTGGGCTAGGGATGTAATTTCAATGTCTATTGGGGAGTTAAAATGCCCAAGTTTAGATTATGTTTATGACATGACTTGGGCTGAGTTTAGGATTAGGATGGCAGCATGGAACCGGGAGCAAGAGAGATTAATCATGGCTACTAGAGAGCTAGCATGGATAACATACATAGCACCACACCAAAATCCTGAGAAAATGAAAAAGAGTATAAATGCTTTTTG